GTAAATTACTCCTAGCATTGCTAGGGCGAACCCTAGCAATATCATAATTATTCTTGCAACAACTTCACTCATGTTCTTATCCTTGCCTCTCCGACAGCCATTCTCCAACCATCGTTATCTAAATCCCAGTACACTAAACATGGCACACCATTTTTAGATACAAAAGATTTTCCTTTCGTTCCATCGGGTTTATCATACTGACCTTTCCTAGTGATAAACTTTTCGTGTTTCTTTGCGTAGTAAGTTATATAAAACATTTTGTCCTTTCTGTTATTCATAGTAGGGATTATATGGGATAATCCCTACCATGTCAAGTGTTAATTTACACTTTGTTTTTCATATTCTAACCTTGCCTTAATTTTATCTGCTCTCGATACATTTTTGTTTTTCATACCTTTGATTAGATTAGCTAGGTTACTTGGATTATAAATTGTTAAACCAGTAGAATTAGTTTTAATTAATTCTGCCTCATCAACATGAATACCAAGTTCAGTTGCTAACTCGATACCCTCGCTTAGATATCTGTATGCTTTCAATCCGACTTTTAATTGTTCGAATTGTTTTTGCAAACTATCAATCCAAGTTTGGTGAGTTGATACAACATTAGCTTTCGCTTGTCGCCATGCTAAAAAGATAGTGTACTCATCTTTAGTACAAGCTATCGCTCTACTTCTACAATGGCTAGTTCCAATCACGTCAAGATAAAATGGTTCGTTATAACTTTTAGTCAAAGCTATATCGTTCTCACCCGCTCTATGATAACCGCTTGACCTACCAAGAAACTTATCATTCGCCTCAACGTGTTTCTGTTTGTGTGGGTTGTTGTCCTTACCCTTTTGTTGAGCTAGAATGTCTGGGTTCAATCCCTCAGCTTTTAACTCCTCACGATAATAAGCGTGGGCAAATTGTTGGCTATCTTCGCGGTCGCCATACTCATTACCATTTAGATTGCCATACAATCCAAAGTCAAAATGAGATGAAGTATCTTCATCATCTTCACTTTCTTTATCTTCGGAGTGTGCGAAGTAAAAGCATTTATCTTTAGCAACAACATCACACGGGTCGCCATACTTTTTCTTGAAGTGTTGTAGAGTATTTACATCTTCAGTTGGGTATGACCTTTCCACCACTTGCTTTGCAAGTGCGTGTGCTGTCGTTTGCATTTTATTAAAAAGCTCTCGACTTTCCATAAATGCTTGACGCTCTTGAGTATCTTCTTTTTCAAAGACATCTTTAATTTTATTAAAGAGCTTGTTTCGATACTCGGTGTTCATACGTATTTTTGACATTATGTCCTTTCTGTTAGTGTTTATAATTATCCCATAATATCCCTTGACAAAGAGTTTGTCAATGATTATATTGAGTTAGGAATAGAGAAAATTGTATTAACAAAAACTCTCTAGTCCTTTCGGCCAAAGGCAATGTCAAGGACAACCCTTAAGTGCATTGCCCTTGAGCCCAGATCCAATAGACAGGCATTCTAGCATGCGTTTGGTCTGGAATTGGATCTGGGGTCAAGTCTGAAATAACAATGGCCTCTGCCCTAGCGGGCGGGGCTTGACCAAACTTGAGCCCTGATCCCTTAAGGTGTTTGGAATTTAAGAGAAGCTTCCACCCAGTAGGGATCTGGGGTCAAGCGCCAAGCAGCAAGCGCCAAGCCACAAGCTTGCCACAATTAGGTGATACAATAACTAAAACAGAAAGGAAAATATGAGTGCAATTAAACAAGAGACCTGCGAAGAGAAGCTTCGTAGGATGTGCGTAAACATTGCAGACAGCATTACCAGCCCAGACGAGCAGGTGCATGACTGGATGGAAGATACGTATAGCATCAGGTATCTGGTGGACAGTGAGAAGCAATACCTGGGAGCGGAGATCCTGTGTGCTGGTGGTGGCCCGACGATCTGGGTCGACACCTTTGACAGAGTGGTCAGAGGATCCTGGGGCGGTGACACTGTTAAAGTGGGCTTCTGTGATAACCTAGGACTGGACGATTATTGCGAGGAAATGTATGGGTGCTAACAGGGCGCCCATGGCCCATAATTTTTGTATCGACGTTACCGGTTTAAGTCACAAGCGTCAAGCGCCAAGCTCTTCAAGCATCAAGCGGCAAGCTTCAAGCCCCAAGCACCGCGGTTCAAGCGCCAAGCCGCAAGCAGCAAGCTCCCGGATCACGGATCCTTCATAAAGTTTCAAGCTCCCCGAACCAAGGTGCTCAATGCAGATGAAACTATTTTTAGGATGTGTAATATGGTAGGCAATTTGATGGGGTGACAGACGAACTTTGTTACTCTTCGTGACTTTAAATTCAACTGTAAAATATATATGATTTTTATTGTATGCCAATGTATCTGGCATACCAGGAATGCTTAAATTTTCTATTCTATTCCACAATATTGAGGGCGTTGCTTTCTTAAATTTTTGGTAAAGTTTTGACTCTGGACCACGCATTTTTTCGGAGTTACTGTGTTATGCCAATAACCCACATAACTACGATTGCGTACAATAATAATTCCCCCATTAATAATCCTTAATATATCCAGGAGGAAGTATCAACTTCTCCTCTCTGTTTGGCTTCAACACTACACGCAAAGAAGTGTCTAACGGGTTGGTGCTTTCATGAACTTCAATACGTCTTATCTCTTCAAGATATCCCTTGCTTGTCATGATATATATTTTGGCATCGCTAACTGCATTGCCACGTCTACCTGCGTTACCTTCTGTAAACTTGTCTAGATATTCTTGTAAGTGCCTTACGTACACTATTTACCTCGTTCTTCTTTCAACTGTTTGCATTGTATCTTATAAAACTCTACCTCTTGTTCTAACTTTCTAATATCTTTTCTTAACTCTGAATTAAGATTGTGGTGTTCCACATTAATTCTCAACAAGTCTTCTATCCTAGCCTCTAAATCATTAGGGCCTCTCTCAGGGTAAGTATTGTAGTTAGGGTCTTTGTTTATCTCTTTCAACTGCTTTTCAAACTCAAGCACGTCTTTATTAGTCATTACCATAATACTTGACAGTATAGGATTGTTACTCTAAATTGTCAATATGGGATTACCAAAGAGATTGACAGAGATGCAAAAGAGATTTGCCGAACTGCTTGTATTCGGTGGGCCTGATGGACCACTTACAAAGTCAGAGGCAGCGAAGCTGGCTGGCTATAGTGAGAAACGTTGTAGGCAAGAAGGGTCAGAACTAACCAATCCAAAACTAAACCCACTCGTTGTTAAATACATAGGTGAGTTACGAGAAGAGAGACTGAAGAAATACGAAGTTAATTACGACACTCATGTGGCAGAACTTGGTCGAATTAAAGACGCCGCTTTAAAAAAAGGTGCTTGGAGTGCAGCTGTGAATGCGGAAACAAACAGAGGCAAAGCAGCAGGATTATATATAGACCGCAAAATAATAAAAACAGGAAAGCTAGAGGAC